CCGCCCCATTGAGACCGTCGCGAGTCTTGTTGAAGATCGCCACCTCGTCGATTACCGCACCCAGCTGCGTGGCTTCGCGCCGAATGAACAAGGTCTCGCGGTGCTCGCACATGGCAAGCCCAATGGCCAGCGCAGTCTTTCCGCCGCCAGCTGCACCGCCGTACAGCATCAGGTCAGCGAGGGAATCATAGGCTGCGGTCTGTGGGTCGGAGCGAGGAAACCAGGGGGTGTTATCAGCGAACCAGATCAGCTGTTCATCAGTGAGTGACACGGGCGTCCTCGCGCCGCTTGCGTAGTTCCCGGATCATGGCCTTGTCGTCGTCGGTCACCTGCACATGCTCGATGTGTCCAGAGTGCTGGTGCTCGTGCTTCTCGCTGAAAGCCTGCACGTCGATGTGCTTGCCGATGATCTCCAGCGCCTTGGCAGCGCCTGCAGCGTTGAACTGGAATACCTGGCGGCCCTCATCGTCATACAGTGGCACGGACTCGCGGCCCTCACGGACCATCACCGGCGACACTTCCTGCATGCAGCGCTCGTGCAGTTTCTGTGCTTGTCGGAGGACGTATTCAGCGTTGACGCCCACGATCTTGAGGGCATCGGCCTGCAGTTCTGCTATGCGGGCCTGAATACCAACATTCACTAACAGGCGCGGCCCCTGCGTATTTGGCGCAACGTACCCAGCCCTTTTCGCCGCCTGCGTTGCATTCAGGTCGATGATGTACTCGCGGCAGAAGCGGTCTTGTTTGGCGGTGAGTTTCACACACTCCTCCTCACGCCCGGCTTCCCAGACTGCAGCCCTCGACGCCTGGCATACACCGGCGCGTGCAGCCCAGGGATGTTATCAGGCACAGCCTCGATGATCTGGTAAGGCTCCATCTCCTTGCGCCAGTTCATCGCACGCTGCTGGAATCCAAAATCCTTGGGCTTGAATTCACTGCGGTGCTTGCGCTGCGCGAGTCGGCTGGGCTCGGGTATGGACAGCGTAGCGCCCTTGCTGCTGAAAGTGATCGTGGCCACCAGCTCGTTGTGCTTGAGCGCCTTGATTTCCGACACATCAATCACAGCCCATTCCTCATCGTAGTCGCCATGGAATTTCTCGGCCATTGTGCCCATGCCCAGGGTGTGCGCGCAGAACTGATTCAGCACCGCTGCCGCTGTGCGGCGCGCGATGATGACAGGAGTTGGTGCAGTTTTTTCAGACACTGTGCGTCGGCCTCCTCGGAGTGGTTTTTATCATACACATGCTCGATGTGGCTGGGGCCTTTTTTCTCCAGCGCCTCGATTGCGCGCCGGATTGTCTGCGGCTTTGCGATCATTTTTTGCATGTCACCACCACCCTTTTTTCACGATGACGCCCAGCAGGATCAGTCCCAGCCCGATGATCATGGCCGGGGATATCATCCAGATTGTTACCAGGTCGATCAGGCTCACAGCAGCGCCGCCTGGTTGTGCGCACTGTGCGGCGCGCTGATTGGTGTGAGGGTCACGACGACGCGCCCGGGCGCAAGTTTCGGGTGCATGCGGATGTGCAGGTCGATGATCTGGCTGTCGTCGTTGTAGACCACAGCGTGCGTGAGCGCATCGAGTAACGCCTTGGCGTAGTTATCGCAGTCCCTGCGGCGATTGCAAGGCGGGTACAGATCGAGAGTGCAGGCGATAGGCCCGGTCATACATGTCGGAACTTGGTTAACCAGGCAGGTCTCGGCGACCGCGACCCGATACGCCCTGCCCTTCTCGGAGATTAGCGTGCGTGCGCGCTTGCCGATTGTGATGTGGCGCCAGTAGGTGTTCGTGCTGGGCGGGAATGGCAGATCGAGTGTCAGCCCTTGCGCTTGCGCTCCCACGCGATCCTGATGTGCGTCTCGATCATTGGCCGCAGGTGCGGGGGAGCTTGCTCCAGTGCTGCGCGGCGTGCTTCCAGGCTGGGCAGTGCCATGATCTGCGCTGCCCACTGCCGTGGCCGTTTCTCCGGTGGCGCGTCCATAGGCGTCCTCGATCTGGCTCAGTACGCTGGGCAGGATTTCGCTGATGTGTCGCGGGCCGATCATTGGACAGCCTGCAGCAGGTCAAGTTTCGGTAATGGGAAATTGAGCAACCGGCCCTTGTTGAACTGCAGCGAGGCGTGCATCTCCAGGCCGATGGTGCCCTCGTACTCGCCGTGGCGCTGCTTCTCGACGATGAAGCGCTGGTCAGGGCGCTGCATGTAATCCTGTTCTGCCTCAGTGAGCCTTGAACCGGCAGCCTGCTTGCGCTTGAGTTGGGATTTTTTCTTGTCGGTCCAGTGGATGATCACGTTGTCGACCAGATCCGTCAGTTCGCCAGCGCCGCGCACGTCCCACTTGGTGGGTATCTTCGAGTCGTCACCGGTGCCGGGCTTGCGGACGTGACAGACCAGGTGGATATGGATATTAAAAACTTTGGCCGTGGCGCACAGCGCATCGATGAACGCCTTCTCCGCGCCGCGCTCGCCGTAGGGCAGGCCGCACTTGGTCAGGGAGTCGATCAGGATGTGCTTGCAGCCCAGGTCTTTGGCCATGTAAAACACCGCGCCCAGGACGCGACTGGAGGGACTGGTATCCAGGTGGTCGTAGTACGCCAGGTGCTTGTCGTTCCAGCGGCTCCAGCGGCGCACGAAGTCGGTGGGCGGTGTCGGGGATCCCGCAGCCTGCTGGCACATGCGGCGCTGGGTGACTGGTACCGGCATCTCGAAACTCATGATCCCGGCTGGCTCTCCCTGCGCTGCGAACCACATGGCCATTTGCCCGGTGACCATGGATTTATAACTCCCGTTCTGCCCGGCGTGGAGGGTGATCTCCTGTGGCCTGAATCGGATCCTGTCGTGCGTGTCAGACCAGGGCAGTGTTGCGCCGGCAGCGTGTCCGCCGTCCGCGTCGAACAGGGATACCAGCTCGTCCTCCCAGGCGTTTCCCCAGTGAATCTTCTGGGATTCCTGCTGGCCGAGGAATGCGTACAGGTCGTGATCGGTGTAATCAAAATCGCGGCTTGAAAAGTTCAATCGATGATCTCCATGGCCATGGGGGTATTCGGGAGTGGTGGCGGGATATCGTCCTCCCACCGGCGCTTGCTGAGCCAGCGAACGACGTGCGGAAAGTTTTCGGCAAATTCACCACAAGCCTTGCACGCGCGCTTGTGCCTGGCCTGCATGGTCAAAGCCCTGCGCATGCTCGCCAGCAGGATGTCGTCCGGTTTGAGTTTGATGAATTGCTTCTGGGCCTCGGACTTGGATCCCTTGCTGCCCAGGTCACCGGGGAATTCCAACCAGAACTTTTCAAAGCGTTGCCGGATGTCGTCGGGTGGTGGGTCGCTGGTGAGATCGAGCTCGGGCGCTTCCTCGAAATCCGACATAGTGTTTTGGGGTTCGGGTTCGGGTTCGGGTTCGGGTTCGGGTTCGGGTTCGGGTTCGGGTTCGGGGGTTCGATACCCCTTCGATACCCCTATCGATAGGGCTTCGATTTTTTCCGCGATAGCTGCACTATCGACAAAACGTGACTGCGATAACTCTTTGAGAACATTGAGTTTTTCCGGCCCATCCGGCAAACCCAGTGCAATTTTCGTGGCACCTTTCGCGTGATTTACGTTAGAAATTGGATCGTGAGCCAGAAAATCGATGATTCGGAGGGTTTTTGATGTCTTGTGATAGGCTATCAGTAGGGCTTTCGATAGGGCTTCGATAGCCCTTTCTATAGCGCTTCTTTCCCACCCCAAATCCTCCTCGGCATACCCCATTGGAAGGACGAAACAACCGACAGAATTGATGTGCGGACAGGTGTGCAGATAGAAGTAAAACAACTGGTCGGTGTGACAGTCCAGGCTCTGGAATTTGTTTGAACGCCAGATCGTTGTGGAAATCTTCCCGTAGTCCCTCATGCCGCCGCCCTCTTCCTGGTCCGCACAAACGCCATCAGTTCAGCCTTGAGCAGCCAGTCAGGAATGGGGTTCCCTGCAGCCCTTTCAGCCTTGCCCATCTCCAGTGTGAGGCGATCCAGCTCAGGCTCAGCGACCTTAAAAAACCGGTCCATGTCCTGCTCGGTGGCAACCCGAGATTCGTCATTGCTCATCAGAATCGAGCCATCGATCCCGGTGAAGTGGCTGAAGTGGAAAGGTCTGGGCATAGATCAAGCCGCCGAGGTATTGAAAAGATCGGGCCGCAATTCGTAGCGAATTTTCAGCTCCTGCTTCTCCGGAATCGGAGCGCCATCCTTCCATTGGCAGACAGCGGAGCGTTCTATTTTCAGCGCGCGGGCGAGTTCAGCCTGACTGCCGAAAATTGCCACAGCGACTTCCTTGGTGATGGGCTCTCGTTTCATTGTTCTATCCTGTGTAGAAATCTTATCTTATGGTAGAGCAGGCTGAACTACAAATCAAGCGCAAGCAAAAACCCACCGCTAAACTAATATATCATTTTTTTGTTCAGGGGGCTTGACGAACATGGTTTAGGCATCTAATCTCTTTTCAAACACCACCGGCGAGGAGAGCAGCATGAAAACCGATAAGAACACAGTCACCGTAAACATCACGTCCCGATGGGACTCCAGCAACATCTTGTTCAGTGCCGAGGTCGGCGCGGAAATAGCCGAGAACCTGCGCGTCAAGGTTGCGCTGGAAATCGGGGTCAATGCCCGAGCCAACCTCGCCAGAGCCAACCTCGCCGGAGCCAACCTCGCCAGAGCCAACCTCGCCGGAGCCAACCTCGCCGGAGCCAACCTCGCCAGAGCCTACCTCGACGGAGCCAACCTCGCCAGAGCCTACCTCGACGGAGCCAACCTCGCCAGAGCCAACCTCGCCAGAGCCTACCTCGACGGAGCCAACCTCGCCAGAGCCTACCTCGACGGAGCCAACCTCGCCAGAGCCAACCTCGCCGGAGCCAACCTCGACGGAGCCAACCTCGCCAGAGCCAACCTCGCCAGAGCCAACCTCGCCAGAGCCAACCTCGCCAGAGCCTACCTCGACGGAGCCAACCTCGCCGGAGCCTACCTCGACGATAAATCTGTATTAACCGGCGAGCGCCCGATTTTCATGCTCGGCCCCATCGGCTCGGAATCGCGCACGTTCGTCGCCTACATCACAGCGAGCGGGCTGCGCCTGCGCGCCGGTTGCTTCTTCGGCACGCGCGAACAGTTCCTGGCGAAGCTGGATAACAAGCACGGCATGGCCACTGTTCACGCCCGTGAGTACCACGCGGCGTTGGCCATGATAGATGCGCACTGCAAGCTGTGGACGCCTAAAGCAGACGAGACGGAAGCCGCAGCATGAACCGCCGCAGCAACTGGACACAGCACAAACTGAACGACGGCCAATTGATCCGGCTTTCGCAGCTCGCTAACGGACGACCGAATAACGCAGGTATGGCAATGGTCGCCCTGGTAAACAA